AGCCAGTGCGGGGATTGTCACCCACCGGAGTACGGTGGGGGCGATGTCCTGGCCTTCATCAGCCACCACGCCATCGAAGTACAGGTCACGCATTCGGTCAGCGTTCTCAACACCGTACAGGCGAATGACTGCCCCGTTGTGGGGCATGGTAATAGACAGCTCAGACTCGTTCTTCTTCGCCTTGTATGGTCCCTTCACGTCCAGGATGGCCTGTGAGTAGTGCTTCAGGTAGTTCCATGCGATATCCTTGGCTTGCACGAAGTAGGGGGCTAGGTAGCCGAAGCGTGGGTCAGGCTTCTCACAGGTAGCAGCAGCACGCACCAGCTTGTTGATACGTGCCACGGTCTTACCTGCACGACGGTGAGCCACGCTCATGGCGAAGCGTTCTGGTGCCTTGTGGTACGGCAGGAAGGCTGCGCGAGGCTTGTAGGGGATGGTAACGACCTTCAAATCAGTCGCTGGCTGCTTTGCGGTCATGTGGGTGAGGGGGTAGTGTAGGGTGGATGGATACCGAGGCTGCTAGCCGATACCGATGGTAGCAGGTTGCGACCCATCAGCGCACGGACTGTCCAGCACCAGCGTGTTGAGTCGCGTCCTGGATACCACGGGATAGCGTGGTGGTTCACTCTTCACCCTGCCACTTGAACGCTATGGTGAAGGGCTTGCCATCGTCGGGGTTCTTGAGCTCAATCTGGGCTATCCGTGCGTGGATGTAGGGTGCGCACTTCTCAGCGTAGGGGAAGGCAGCGATTGAGCCTCCCTGGACGTACGCCTTGCGCATAGCCATCATCATCACGTCCAGAGGCGTGGCATCAGCAGGCAGGGCTGATCCATCGTGGCCTTCTTCGACGAAGCGCTTGCCTTCAGCTATCTCGTTGGCTATCTTCTTCGATCGGCGTGTGGCTGGTGCGCTGTTCGCGCCTTTCGGAGCGCCTGCACCAGCTCGAGCTCCTCCATGGCCAGGAGCAGCAGGTTTTCGTGGAACGACCTCCGAGGCCTTCCCGAGTGGTCTGGGGTTCTTCATGATAGGTTTTATTCAGTGGAGATGATTTCAAGGTGCCTAGTGTCGCGCGCCGTGTGTGTGGTCGCAGAGAACAGACGACAAGCTGAATAACGAACTGTGCGAATAGGTCTTGCATTGCGGAATAGCAGACAACCGTGTTGTGCCACAGAGTACCATCTCAGATAACTGTGTTGAATCTGCTACAAACCCATCTGCTACAACTTCTCACTGCTTACTGCTACTACACCCCTTGGCTTTACAAGCCTAAAGGGGTTGTAGCAGCAGCAGTTTTCTGCTACTAACCTCTGCTACTTGTAGCAGTCGTAGCAGATTCAACTATTACCCTGCAACTGGCCGCAAACCTTAGCGCCACTACGGTTTGGCCTGATTTGCTTCGCGCAGGATGTTCTGCGTATATCAGTAAAACATCTCAGAGCATCAAGAAAAACACCCCTGTTTTTCAATGACTTTTTGACTGATAAACTGGCCGCAAACCCTAGCCAAACCACAAAGTAGCAGTCGTAGCAGATTCAACCTTCTACAGCTCGGTGTTGCCACCCTCGCGGGGTCATCGCAACGTCCGTTATGTAGCCCTCTGCGTCAGTGAGTAAACGCACCCAACCATGTGAGGCCAGGAAGAACAACGGACGTTGCATGGACCCCGTGCCGACTGCAAACTCGTCGCATAGTGTGGTAACGGGTATCCAGTCGGACTGGGTTGCTGTGAGCGCTGCTACCTTGATGAGCAGCTCGCAGTAGAGCGTGTACTGCTCCTTGCGCACAACAGCAGTGGGACGAGTGTCCTCGTGGGTAAACCTGATCTTCATGCTTGGCTCCCCTTCAGTTGCGCACGCAGATAGCGCTTGCCGAGCTGGGTGATGCTGTGCTTGCTGGCCTTGCGTTCGCCCTCATAGCTGGACTCGCTGTAGTCGTTGTCCTCACACCACTGCAGAACCGCCTTGGTGGTAGCAGGGTTCCAGCGCCTGCCACCGTCCACTGCCACTTGGTTCTGGCTGACAGGCTCGTCGTGGTCGGCGAGGGTCTTGAGCGCCTCCACCGCCTTGGCGATGATGCGTGCCTGCTTGTCCTCCTCAACCTTCTGCTCCCGTGCCTGCTTGATGTGGTTGTGGTCCATCTTCTTGATGTCAGCACGGTACACCAGCGTGCGGCCTCGGCGCTGGAAGATCATCAGGGGCAACGGGGCAGCGTAGTTGCTCTTGACGTGCTTGAACACTGCGTAGTCCTTGACATCGGCCTCTTCTATGCCGAAGGCTGCTGCATCCTTGTACGGTAGGCCAATGAGGATGCCTGCTGAGCGTGCGTTGTCGGTGATGGAGCTGGCACCCCGTAGGCTGTGCTGGTCTATGTCGCTGAGCTGTTCTGCCCTGCCCATCTTGCTCATGTGGTGCACCACGATCACTGCGCACATGGCCTTGGCTGCAATGTGGTTGAGTGTCTGCATGAAGAAGGCCATGTCAGCGATGTCGTTCTCCTGGAGCTGGTGTGTGTACACCATAGGGTCAAGCACGACCATGCGGATGCCCGCCTGCTTGATGTAGCCTATCAGCCACTCCACACGAGCTGTGCGCTCTGCTGGTGAGAAGCGGTCAGGCTTGATGAGGAACACCCAAGTCTGAGCATCGTCCTCGACCTTGTGCAACGACAGGTTGTTGTCCAGTGAACCGTCCACGTCGTACAGCGTGTCCAGCACACCGTTGTCGTGCTCGCGCAGCTCCTGGCCAATATCAACGATACGGTCGTACATCAGGCGCTTGCCATCCTCGTAGCTGACGTACAGTGTGCGCAGAGGCTGCTGCACCTTGAACTCAGCGAAGGGCAGGCCCATAGCACCGTACATGGCTATGTGCAGCATGAGCAGCGACTTGCCCTGACCGCCGGGTGCTGCCAGCATGGTCACGGAGCCTATGGGGGCGAAGTGATCCAAGGCCCAGTCTTGTGGGGGTGGAGGGGTCTTCAGCAGCGTGGACAGGCGTGCTGACTGCTCGAAGGTAGCGTAGTCATCCATGACGCCTTCCTTCGCCTGCTCCTCGGCGGTCAGGTGGCCTTCCTTCTTGAGCCAGCGCGTCAGCGAGCTGTTGGTCATGTGTGCTTTGCCATCAACGTCAGGCCCCGTTCCCATGCACTTGCATGACCAGTGCGGGAACCCGTTGAAGTGCGCAGCCATGTACATCGTCTGTGTGTCGTTGGTAGTGGTGTGCTCCTCGTGCCATGGGCAGGTGAAGTAGTGCCTGCCTGGATGCGCTGCATCTTCCTCGAGGTATAGGCCAGCGTGCTTCAGTGCGCTGATGATAGGGTCTGGCTGCTCATCAGGGATGTCTGCTGGCGTGCCTGCCTCGCGCTTGGGCTTGCTGCGCTGCACTATCTTCCAGGACTTGGTGCCGTCTATGTACCACTGCTTGAAGGTGCCCCCGTGTAGCTTGGCTGGCAAGAACATGGGCTGACTGAGCGTCCAGGATATGGGGTCACACCACTCTTCTACTCCCAGCTTGCGTGGTGCGCCCATCGTCGTGGCTTCCAGCGTGGCAGTGGCGTGCTCTGCCTGTTCGCTTCACTGGCCTAGGGGGAGCACCACACGGTAGCGAGGACTGTCCTTGGTGTGGCTCAAGCTGGTGTAGACCCATCCTTCACTACCCAGCTCACGCCGAGTGTCGACGACCTGCTCTGGCGGTGGAGGGGGTGTGGCCTGCTTCTTGGGGTTGTGCTCGATGTCCAGAGTGAGCAGGGTGCGCTCGACGATGTGCTGGTCGTTGCGGGGGCCATCCAACACACCGCCTACGAAGTACGGTAGCTCGAGCTTGACCACGGTGCGGAACTTCTTGTCTGCTGTGTGGTATTCCTCTGCTGTTGTCTCGAGGAGCTTAGGTCTCTTGTTCTTGAGGTACAGGTCGTGCAGTGTTGCGTCTGCTGGCGAGACGGTAGTGTTCTTGTTGCGAACGCCGCCATCCCACACAACGCTATAGGGCGTTGATGTCATGAGTGAATTGCCTTAAAGGTTACGGGGCACCCATTGTACCTTCTGCTACAACTGATACAAGTAGCAGAGGTTCGTAGCATCGTTGTGCTACCGACCGTATCCGTGTGTGGCAAACTACGTCCCGTTGCGCTGCTGTAGGCTAAGTGGCTTTGGTTCCTTTCACACTCCTCGGGTAAGTGGCCTGCTGTAGCGCAACACCTTGATTTACGTTGATGTTACCATTGTCTCCCTGATCGAGCCGAAAGCTCGTTCCTTCAAGCCCCCACTGATGCAAGTCTCTGGGGGCTTCTTTTTCACCCACTAGTCGTGAATAACCCAGCGAAACGAAAGGTCTTGGCAAATATCTTGAAACGTGCGACATTAACTCACCAACAACGTTTTTCTAAGGAACCACATCATGAACTACCAAATCAAACGCACATTCAGTGGGGTCGTATTGTTTGAATGCGAACTACCAGCGGAACTGGACAGTGTCATGCATACGCGACACGTGCTGGAGAAGGCAATCGCCGGAGAAGCCAATCTCAGAGGAGCCAAGCTCATAGGAGCCAATCTCAGAGGAGCCAAGCTCATAGGAGCCAATCTCAGAAGAGCCAATCTCATAGGAGCCAATCTCAGAGAAGCCA